AATGAATCAAAAAGAAGAATCAAAGTAATTTCCCCACAGGTTATATCAACTATACTGACACAATATAAAGAATTATTGTAATGAAATCTAGTCAACAATTGAGATTTGCTGGCGATGTCAGCATTAACAAAGTTCAGGTAATTACTCCGAAAGGGTTTTTTCAGGATATCACAGCTCAAGTTTTAACTGTTCAATTTTATGAAGACATTTTCTCGCCATTTATAACTGGTAGTATTATTGTCAAAGAGTCACTGGATCTTATTAATCTATTTCCATTTGTCGGTGAGGAATATCTTGAACTAGACATTACAACTCCTGCATTAAAAGACAGTGCAATCAAAGGTAAGTATTACATTTACAAACTAACAGATAGAGAGTTACTCGGAGATCGTGCTGTAATCTATCAACTACATTTTATCTCAGTTGAGGCAGTGGCAGATCTTAATAAAAAAGTTAGTCGAGTTTTTGGTAACAAAGTTTCTGAATTAGTCACACCATTCATTAAAGATAAAATTATTGGTTTAGAGAGTGAGAAGAAAGTTCAAATTGAACCAACTCTTTCTAATGTAAAGTATATTTCAAATTATTGGTCTCCAATCAAGAACATCATGTATCTCTGCGAGCAAGCAGTAAACATGAATAAAACTCCCAACTATGTTTTCTTCGAGAACAGAGATGGGTTCTATTTTATTAGTTTAGAAACTCTATATCAGAATACAATGTATCAAGAGTTTACCTATGACAAATATACTCGTGATAAACTACCAAATGGTGGTGATATCCGAAATGTGAATGAAGATTATAAAAGAATTTCAGATATTAGCATTCCAGTTGGATATGACTACATGGATAGAATCCGCAGTGGTATGCTTTCATCAAAACAAATTTCGTATGATGTAACTAAAAAAACATATTCAGTTAAAAACTACAATATGTTCCAACGATTTGAGCAACAAAAACATCTAAACAAATACCCAATAAATTCTAATAAAGCCATTTTTAGATCTGGATCAACTCTGATTAACTTTCCTAAAGACTACGGTAATTTTAATGGCTTTGGTGATGTCACTAATGCTAAGACATTTCAAGAACGAGCATCTTTAATGAAAATGGCAGAAGCCAATAAATTAAATATCACAGTTCCAGGTAGAACAGATTATACAGTTGGGCAGAAGGTTGGTGTGGTGTTAAATAAAATAGAACCACTGTCTAAGAATGATAGAGATACCACAGACAAAATCTTTTCTGGTTATTATATTGTTGCAGCTATCAATCACTATATCGATAAAGCAAAACATGAGTGCCACATGGAACTAATTAAAGAATCATCGCAAATGGATATGAATAGGAACAAATAATGAATTTTTACTATGGTGTCGTAGAAAATAGAAGTGATCCATTAAAACTTGGTCGTTGTCAAGTCCGAGTAGTTGGATTACACACGCACGACAAATCGCAACTTCCTACTTCAGAATTACCATGGGCACACCCAATGCAGTCAGTCACATCTGCTGCGATGAATGGTATTGGTTTTTCTCCGATTGGTCCAGTTGAAGGTACTTCTGTAATTATTATATTTGCCGATACTGACAATCAACAACCAATTATGATTGGTACTGTTGGTGGTATTCCTTCTGCGCCAGCACCTATTGATCAAGAAGATGATGCACCTATTGGTTCTGGTGGTAAAATTGAAAACCTAGAACTAAGAACTATTCCTGGTCCAACAAATGGAACACAATTAACATTCTATGATAAAGAAACTGGATCGACTAATCTAACCAAAGATTTAAGAGCCAATATGAAAGTGTTAGCATTTGGTCTTCCAGCTGATACATTTATTGTTTCTATTGATAGTGGAACTAGGATCACAGTTAGTAATGCAGTTGTAAACTATCAAGAAAATATTGTAAAGTTTCAAGCTGCACCAACAAACCTAAATGCAGTTGCAGAAAGTAAAGTTACTAATCTAGTTACCAGCGATGGAACTCCAGTAGTAACAGGCACTAGTGCAAATCCTGTAAAAGCCACAGCAAGTAATGTATCAATCCCAACTATTCCTCCAGCTAAATCTTCTAGCAATCCAAACAAATCATCAGAAGGTATTAAAGCATTAATTGCTGCATGTGACAAAGTTGGATTAACCACTAAAGAACAAAAGTGTGCTTTGCTTGGTATTGCTGGTGGTGAATCTACTTGGATTCCTCAGTTAGAATCATACAACTATTCTGAGGCTCGTCTTAAAACTATTTACTCATTTGCCACTTCAGAAGACATTGCACAATTTGCCAATGCTCAAAAACGAGGACTAACTAGAGAACAATTTTTCTCATGGGCATATGGTCCAACAAAACGAGGAAAAGGATTCCTTGGTAATCAGACAGATGCTGATGGTGGAAAGTATTATGGTCGTGGATTTATTCAGCTAACTGGTAAATCAAACTATGCAAGATATCAGAAACTTGCCAATGAGATGGGTTTGAATCTTGACCTCGTTAATAATCCAGATTCGCTTGATACCGACATTAATGTATCAGCACTTGTTGCTGCATTGTATATTAAAGACAGAGTGCCAAAGGGTGTTAATGTAAATGACCATCCTGGATATTTCCTTGCTGCAAAACAAGCAGTTGGTGTAAATTCCCCTGACATTGCTGCAAGAAAGAAATCATATTATGAATATTTCTATGGACAGTCACCAGATGTTGGTGCTCCAGAGAAAGATGCAAATCCACCGATCCCAGATAAACCACCAGTTGGAGTTGTCACAACTCCACAACCATCACCTGAATCTATTAGCAGTGGTTCTGGAACTACTGGATTTAGAGATCCAAATAACAAGTATCCTTTAAAGGAATACATCGGTGAGCCAGACACCAATCGTCTTGCTCGTGGTGTTATTGAGGGTACAGTTATTAAAAAGAAAGATGCCATTCGTAAGTTGGGTGTACCTAAAGCACTTGATAATGGCACATGGGATCAACCAGAAGCACCATATGGAGCAAAATATCCATTTAACAAAGTGCTTGAAACAGAATCTGGTCACCTACAAGAATTTGATGATACTCCAGGATATGAAAGAATAAACACATATCATAGATCTGGAACATTCAGTGAGATCGATCCAAACGGCACTCAAGTTAATTATATTATCGGCGATAACTTTGTTGTTATGGAAAAGAATGGTTGTTTATCTGTTGCTGGTGAATTAAACATTACTGTAAATGGTAATGCAAATATCTATGCTCGAACAGATGCAAATATTCAGGTAGAACAAAACGCAACTCTTAAAGTTGGACAGAATCTAGACATCGGTGTTGCCAATGATATTTACATGGCAGCAGGTGGTGATATCTTAATTAAAGCAGTTGGTGACTTTGATATTCAGGCTGCAAATATAAATCAGAAAGCAGATACTAATTATGCTATAAATGGTTCTGCAGTTTCAGTTGCAGCAGATGAAGGTTTTAATCTACTTGGTGCTACTGTAAATCTTGAATCTAGTGGTAGTATGGATATTCTTGCTGGTGGAACATTATCTGCAGATTATGCTCAAGGACAATTTGGTAATGGTGCTGCAGGTAGCGAAACTATTGTTGCACCTGATGTGGCACTAACTCCACCAAATATTGGTAATCCACTATCACCAGTAGTTCCATTTGCAATTCCTCCAGAAAGACAGTTCGAAGAAAAAACTGTTGCTGAAACTCCAGATGACTTCGACACACCTGAAGGTCGTGCTGCGTCTGCAGAAACTACTAGAAAAGAAGGTGTAGTTGGAGCACCAGCACCAGTGGCAACAGAAGAAGCACCAAAACCATCAGGTGGTTCCAATACTACAGTTCCAGTTAGTTGTGATATTATCTACGCATCTAAAGAGTTTACCAATGACTTTAGAATGTCACAAAACTTTACTCTTGGTATGTTGATGGATGGTGGTGTCGGTGGTAAACATAAACTTGTTGACCAGATGCTAAAAGACAGCAAAGAAGCACCTGAGAGATTATATACTGCTCCAGAAATTGTGTGTAATCTTGCTCTCACTTGTCAAAATATTCTTGAGCCTGCAGTAAATGTTCTTCCAGGTGGCATCGGTGGATATAAGAAACAGTGGAAGATTAACTCAGGCTATCGTCTAAAGGGTGTTGTTGCCAATGAGTCGCCAACATCAGACCACTGTAAAGGTCAAGCATTAGATATTGGTATTATGCTTCCAGACAAGTATACTAAAACATATGAGTTTATTCAACAGCTTGAAAAAGTCCTTCCATATGATCAATTGATTCTTGAGTATCGTTTCCCAGAATCTTGCTGGATTCATGTATCCTTTAAATCAAAGGGTGGAAGAAAACAAGCATTTACAATGGTGAATGATAAAGTTTACAAACGAGATTCAAAGGGCATTCCTTCTGGATTCGTTTTGTTAGAAACTATTCCTCCGAAAGCAGCATAATGCCTTGGACTCCTTCCACTACTGCTTTAAAGACTGTGGATCAGTTGCCTGTTTACACCAGCTATTCACAGACATTTTCTTATACTGACCCAGATCCATTGACAGACTATGCAGTGACTGGAATAGTTACAGATAAACCTAATGCTTTAATGACTGTTGGAATCAATAATATTTCTGGACAATATGATGCAACTCTTCATGGTGGAAGCAGTATTACATATCTGACCAAAGATAAAACATATAATACTGTTACTAATTTTAATGACATAACAAATTCATATGAGATTTGTTCCTTCACCGCACCGACTGTACAAACTGTGACTTATAGTTATACAGTAACTGCTAAAGATAAGAATCTTATTGGACCAGATGTTCAGCAAACTTATACCGTAGTTTCTACATTTAATTGGGATGTGGGTAAAACTGCTTTAATAAATGCTATTGCTCAAACTAGGATAGGAAGATAATGCCTGCTGCATCAACTCTTGGAGATAAAAGTACTGGGCATGGATGTTTTGCTCCAACTGCCATGATAACAACCCCTGTAGCTAAGACTTATTTTAATGGTAAATTAGCTGGAGTTGTAGATTCTAATTGTAAATTTGCTGCTCATAGTTGCGGAATAACTACACACAATTCAGATATTCGTATTCCTAGTAGTGGAGCCAGCAAGACTTATATTGAGGGTAAAAAAGCAGCCAGAATTGGCGATAGTATCCAATGTGGGGATGCAATTGCGCAAGGTTCTACCAACACTTTTATAGAATAACCTAAATAAACGATATGGTAAGAAACACTAGAATATTCTCGGATTTAGACCTTAACTTCACTAAACATCCAGTGACGAAGGATATAACTCGCCGATATGACGACAATGCTATTAAGCAGTCAGTCAAGAATTTGTTATTGACACGAAATTTTGAGAGACCATTCCACAGTGAAATTGGATCTCCGATTAGACAGTTGCTATTCGATAATCCTGGACCAATGTTTAATGTTATGCTCAAGAGAGCAATCATTGATGTTATTAATAACTTTGAACCTAGAGTTAATATCATTGATGTTAGAGTGGACGATTATTCCGATGCAAATGAAGTTTATGTAACTTTAGAATTTACAATAGTCAACACCGAGAGACCAATCACTCTCGATTTAGCGTTAGAGAGAACACGATAAATGGCAATCACAACAAACAGTAAAAGAATGAAGGTATCAGAGTTAGACTTTGATACCATTAAAACTAATCTTAAAACATTCCTACAGGCACAGTCTGAGTTTTCGGACTATGACTTTGAGGGATCTGGTCTTTCCGTTCTTATAGATTTACTGGCATACAATACTCACTATAATGGTGTTTATACTAACCTTGCTGTCAATGAAATGTTTCTTGACTCAGCAAGCAAACGAGCATCAGTAGTTTCTCTCTCAAAGATGCTTGGTTATACTCCAAGATCTGCAGTATGTGCCCAAGCAACTGTTAATGTTAGTATTACTGCGCCAACTTCTAGCCCAACTGTTGCAACTCTCCCAGCACAACAACCATTCTTAACTTCTATTGATGGAGTTTCATATGTATTCTATAATCTAGAAGATGTCACTGTAGCCAGAAGCACTGCTGGTTCTTATACATTTTCTAATTTAAAAATTATTGAAGGTACTCCACTATCATTTAAGTATACAGTAGCATCTGGTGTTCGTTATATTATTCCTAATGCAAATATTGATGTTTCTACTTTGTCTGTTCAAGTTCAGGAATCTTCTACATCAGATATGTATGAAACATTTACAAGAGCAGAAGATTTAACCGCAGTTACTGATACCACAAAAGTATATTTCTTAAAAGAAATTGATGATGGTCTTTATGAGATTACATTTGGTGATGGTGTTCTTGGTACTGCTTTGAATAATGGTAATGTTGTAACTATCAATTATTTTGTTTCTAGTTTAGAAGCACCAAACTCTGCCAATATTTTTACATATAATGGACTATCAGTCTTAGGTAGTAATCTTTCAGTAACCACTGTTAGTCCTGCTATAAATGGTGCTCCATCAGAAGATATTAATTCTATTAAATTTAATGCACCACGATTATTTGCTGCACAAAATCGTGCAGTTACACCTGATGATTATAAAGCACTAATTTACAGTAAGTTTCCTGCTGCACAAACAGTATCAGTTTGGGGTGGTGAAGATAATAATCCTCCAGTTTACGGTAAGACATATATTTGTGTTAAACCAAAAGATGCCAGCAAATTAACGAATCAACAAAAAGAATTAATCTCAACTGAAATTCTTAATCCAAGAAGCGTGGTTTCAATCACCCCAGAGATTGTTGATCCAGAATATTTTAATATTAAAGTGACATCATTTGTTCACTATAATCCTAAAGAAACTAGTAAAACTGCAGCACAGATTGAAACTATTGTTAAAAATGCTATCCTTGCTTATGATACAAATGAACTACAAAAATTTGATGGAGTTCTTCGCTATACAAAACTAACAGGTATTATTGATCAAGCAGACCCTTCGATTATTAATAATATTACTCGTTTAATGGTTCGTCATCCACATAGCCCACAATATGGTATTAATGCTCAGTATGTGCTTAATTTAATTAATCCAATTTCTCAAGATGGTGGTAAACAAGGGGAAGTATTTAATTCAACTGGATTTTATATTCCTGGAAGCATCTTGGTTCACTATCTTGATGATGATGCTGCTGGTAACATTCGTTTATACTATTTAAATTCAAATTTGGATAAAGTATTTGTCAATAGAACAATAGGTACTATTGACTCTGAGAAAGGTTTAATTAATGTTAATGGATTAAACATCACATCTTTAGATGGTCCAATTTTTGAATGGCAAGTTAAACCAGAATCATATGACATCGTATCAGCATTAAATCAAATTGTACAAATAGATCCAACATTATTAAGTGTTACTGCAATTGCTGATAATACTGCCAATGGCGATCTTGGTGCTGGATACAACTATCAGTTTAACTCTATTAGATCATAATGTCAAGAACTCAATTATCATCTGTTGTATCTAGACAGATTCCCGAATTTATCAGGGAAGATTATCCAACATTTGTTGCTTTCGTAGAAGCATATTATGAGTATTTGCAGGCACAGGGAGTAGATCTTTCTACAACTAGAGATATCGATCAAACTCTTGACAAATTTATTATTGAGTTTAAAAAAGAATTAGCACATAATCTACCAAATGTAGTTGGAGATGAAAGATTTTTATTAACGCATATTAAAGATCAGTATCTTTCAAAAGGTTCTGAAGCGTCTTATAAACTTTTGTTTAGATTACTGTTTGGTAAAAAAGTAGAATTAACATATCCAGGTACTCAGATGCTTCGTGCTTCTGATGGTAGATGGAATCAAGAAATATCTGTTTTTGCCAAAGTTGATTTTGGAGATCCTCAAGAAATTGTTGGAAAATTAGTAGATATTCAAACCTCAACACGATTGATTAGAGTTCTTGTAGATAGAAAAGAAGATTTAGTTGGTGAAGTAGATCGAATTGTTGCTCTTGGTGGAAACATCTATGAATTCTTTTTAGATAAAAAATTCTCTGGGGTTCTAAAACCAACCGATAAAATAAAATATAAAGACACATTTCAAGCTACTATTCTTCCAGCCACTCAAACACCAAAAATTACACAACCTGGAAAAAACTTTCGTGTTGGACAAGTGTTTGAAGTCCGATCTGGAACGGGAACTGGTGCTCTGTTAAAAGTTACTGCAGTTGATGATAACAACGGTATTAAATATGCAGAATTTATTAAGTTTGGTATTGGATATACTGCAGATTTTGCTGTAAACTTACTTGCAACAAATACTGTAAATGCAACACAATTAGCAATAGCTGGTGCATCATCTAGTAGATCTGGAAACAATTTAACTATTGGAGACAGGACTTTAGGTTTTGATGAACAAGGTTATGTAAACCTTGGAGATTTCGTTACATACGATTATGTAGATGGTACATATGCTGGTTCTATTATTCGTGAGTTTTCATTAAATTATCGTAATGCTCAAACTGCTTCTGATGATCCAGCAATTATTGAAGTTAATCTTGGTGCTCTTGTTAAATATCCAGGATACTTTACATCAAATGCTGGTTTTTTAGATGACTCTATTTTTATTCAAGATAGTAAATACTACCAAGCGTTTTCATATGTGATTAGAATTGATGAACGATTATCTTCATATAAATCAGCAGTTAAAACTATGTTACATCCAGCTGGTATGGCATTGTTTGGCGAGTATAATATTACTAATAATGTTGATTTAAGTATCACTTTAGAATCATTGGTTAAATCTCTTGGTATTGGTCTTGAAGATACTTTTGCGTTTGTAGATACTGGTGGAGTCTCGTTAAATATCACAAAAGTTCTATCAGACTCTATAGATACACCATCGGATAGTTACATTGTAAGAGTTTTTGGTAAAGCACTAGACGATTCTATAAATACACCATCGGATAGTTTTACACAATTGTTTAGTAAAACATTGGCAGATACATACAGTGGAATGTCTGATAGTACTGCTACATTTACTATCAGCAAAACATTAGCTGATTCTAGTGTAGGAACTCTGATAGATTCTATTACTAAAATTGATACTGATAAAGTACTGGCAGATACTCCAGTTATTTCAGAATCTTTGACCCAATCCGTGGCTAAATATCTAGAAGATACAAGTGTTGGTACTTTAACCAATGAAGGTAAGGTATGGAAAAATTCATACCAAGGACAAGATTATTATTCATCAGATTATAGTGTAGGTCTAGAACAGACAACCACTAATTAACTAAAACAGGAGATCCCTATGATTCAACAACAAGAAAACCTAAAAGCGACAGGTAAAGTTCGCATCGTTAAAACTAATGCACAAGGTGTTACACTTCAAGATTT